GGAACAGGGAAGATGCCCATGTCCATGCTGAACTTGTTCTCGATGGCCTGCTTGCTGGGGTAATCCTTCTCGTCATAGAGATCACCGAGCCAACGCTTGGCCTCAGCCACGAGGTAGTCATAGTTGTCGAGGAAGTTCTGCACGAGGTACTGCCACTCAGACTTCTCCTTGCGGAAGTCCTGCATGAATTGCAGGTAGTTGGCACTCGGCAGGATGCGGGTGCCGTCGATGCCCCACGGCAGGGTGTTCTTGGCGAACTTGTCCCTGATCACACCGGTCTTCTGGTGGACGTGGGCAAGCTGGTCGTTGAGCGGAAGCAGAGACTTGTTGTACCGGCCAGCACTGGTGCTGGCACGGTTGAAGTCAGCGACTTCCTTAGTCGCCTTCTTGTCTAGCTTTCTAGCGCTCCATTGTGAAACGGAGAGAGTAACAAGCAAAGCTCTATCGTTCAGACGCATAGTCATGTCAGTCGTTCCTTATGATCGGTTTGTTGTTGCGTAGTCTATAATTGAGCGTACTCAGTGGGATACCGAGGATGCGGCTCCACTCTTTGGCCGTATGTGTTTCGCCGTTTATAGTGACCTCGCGCCTCCACCCTCTGGATGGTTTGCTTGTCGCTATAGTACCGTCAATTCCACTGCGGAGGCGGTGTCGTATCGTGGCTGGATGAAGGCCGGTCTCCCGTGCCCACTCAGCGGCAGTCTTTGTTATGCCTTGGACAGTGGCAGTCCTATGAACCCGGCGATTATTGTTCTGGGTATCAGGCGTGGCCCACCTAACATTACCGGGTTCATAATGACCATCAGGGTCAACTCTATCGAGTGAGTGCAATGACGACGGTGCATACCCAACATCTGAAAGAAACGCTGAGAAGTCATGCAACCATCGGTCGCAAACAGTGATACCCCTTGCCCCATATACCTTATAGTTTTGTCGTTTAGGGTTATAGCATCGGCGTTTCATCTCGATCCACGCTCGGTACTCTTTGGTTTTGTAGACAGTCATAGAGCCTCCTTGTATTGCCGAGTTTACGCTGTCCACTGACCGTGTCAAGGGATACTACTGCGCTACTAACTCCTTGATTTACCTAGAAAAGTACATCTTGATGGCTGAGGCTCCACTTGACGAAGGCTTGCGTCGAAGCGAGGTCAGGGTTCTTGCGCAGTGCCTGACTGATCATAAGCACAGAGAACTCGGCAGGCATCCGCTCTGCGTAGGTCACAGCACGATCCATGTTGCTGTCAGTGATGCGGGCAGCGAGCGAACCGGTCAGTGCGTAGAGCGTAGCCGGATCGGTCGGCACCTCAGCCGTCGTCGGGTTCATCAGGACAGCATCAGGGTTGGGCAACTTGCGCCAGATGCGCATGAAGCCAACGAACTCAGCGGCTGCACCCTCACCGACAGCACCCTTGAAGCACTCATACTCAGCGTCGTAAGGCACGACACCAAGCACATCGGAGACACCTTCGACCCAGCTACGGGGCGTCGGGTTAGCATCGCGCTGCGGATCGAAGTCATGCAGCAGACCGGGACGGAAGCGGATGAAACTAACCACCTCAGGCTTGACGCTGTTGTCGATCATCCACTTGGTGCTGTCATTGAGGTCAGTCTCGAACTCCAGCACGGTCTCACGATTGCGAAGGTGAGAGAGCACACGGTTAGCACCGGCACGATCAACCTGCCTGTTGCCAGTGGAGATCACCTGCCAGCCATCAGCGAGCGGCACACCATGGAGAGTGCGAGCCTGACAGATATTGGCCAGCACCTTCTGCAAGTCAGGGCCAGCTTGGTTGCGGTCATCGAACAGCAGGATACCGCCGTTCTCAGTGCCGGATTTGCCCTGATAGGGGAACCAGTCAGGCAGCTTGTATGCAAACGAATCTCCCTGTGTTGCCATGTCAGGCACACCGAAGTCTTCCACCAGCATGGTGGGCATATGCCGCTCTATGACAGGCTTGCCGAGTTCCTCACCGGCTTGGTGAACGATGCTGGTCTTGCCGCCGCCCGGAGGGCCTTCGATAGCGATGGTGCGGAGCGTCGGATGGAGAGCCTTGATGGTCTGGATAAGCAGTTCTGCACGCATTGTCTTAGTTCCCTTCGTAGAGTTTGTGATCCGGGCCGAGAGTGACGACAGCACGACCGCCGATGCGGTCACGCTGCAACTTGGCTTCCATCTTGTTGTCGTAGTAGATCGGGTCGCCATACTGGTCAGTGACCAGCGGCCCCTTGCGGTGGTGACGCAAACTAAACAAACGCATTACCAATACTCCTTAATGTCGCTGACCATAAGCTCGGCACACTCAAATAGATCAGGGTCGATGGTGAAACCGGTGCCGCCAGTGTCGTTGACCGCCTTGACAATCTCCTCCAGCACCATGAACAACTCTTGGGCATGGATCATACTGGCCGTAGCTAGGTCGATGTCGTGGCTAGTCTGCCCCTGCCGAGGCAGGATCGTGATGGTTACACGAACCACCTTCTTACCGTCGAACTCAGCGCCACCGACACGAACCATAGTGGGTTCCTTGGGTGATCTAGTGTATACTTCTTCGTTCTCGACACGCATTACACAGTCTCCTCATAACCAATCAGTTCGATAACCTCTTCGAGGCATTGCCACTCGATGCCACCCTTGACGCAGAGCGACACAAGTTCACGCAGGGACGGCTCCAACATCCTCAGTGCATTGAGGTTCGCCACGCTGTCGTCATACAGCTTACCCTCAGAGTCCACGGCGTTGCCGGTCAGCACACAGTCGCGGCTGTCTAGTAACTCACTGACAGTCCTAAATATATCGGGCATTACACAGTCTCCTCTTCATCCTCGATAACGTCGAGGTCGTTGGCCACGATGGCCTCCCACACAGCTTCGTCACTGGTGAGGTAATCATACTCGTCGTTGAGCCTCCGGTAGAGATCACGGCAGTAGTCCCTGACGATGCTGGTCACATCATCCGCCAGACGAGCATATTCTTCGTCAAGCAGCGCATCCCACTGCGCAACCACTTCGGCACGGAACGTATCGTCAGGGCCGCAGGGCAGGATATTGTAGAACATGTCAGTATAAGACAGTTCAGCAGCCACGGTGTTCTCGTGGACATAGCGGTGGCCAGTCCGTTCGATCCGCAGTGTGAAGTCACCACCGTGCTCGATGAGCCGCATGATATAGGGATATGTCTCAACGAGATTGTGCGCTTCGAAGAACTTGGCGTTGTCCTTGATGTAGCCAGTGAAGCTGGCACCGTCGCCTTGGCACCAGAAGCCAGAGAACTGCATGTCCTCGACCTCGATGTGTTTGTCGGACATGTCCTCTTTGAAGGTGTCATAGACGCAGTCCCACCATTCGTAGACATCGACGTTGATGTCGCGATACTGCTCGATCAGTTCTTCCTTGGTCATGACGTAAGTTTCCCTGCGATACTGTCAGATTCCATCTGCCCTGCTTCCAGCAGTTGCTCCAACGTGGCTGCATGACACTGGTAGAGAGCGTTGGCGGCTGCTTCGACGAAAGCACAGGCATAGAAATCGTCGCCGGTTTCTTGTGCTGCGTCGCGGCGTTTGATTGCTTCCTTCGCGACAGCGACACAAAGCTCTGCCATTTCGTCGGTGTAACGATCATTGTAATACAGCGCGTCCGTTCCTGCATCGGCTGCAAATATAGCGGCATAGCGTGCCAAATCTTCTGCATATTCCATCAGTATTCCTCCACAAGTTGTCATGCTGTGATCCTCGCTTTGGTAGCGTCGTGGATGAGTTCGTCCGGCAGCAGCTTGAGTTGCGCTGCTTTGACCAGCAGTTCGGGAACAGGTTCACCGAACAGAGCGAGGTATTCCAGATCAATGCGTCCGACAGGGACACACTGAGTAAGCGGATGGGTCTGGCTCTGGTGCTTGGTGGTAGTCCGTGAGAACTTGTCTGTGTTTGCGAACCACACGCCCTTCCAGTTGGCGTAGATCGGGAAGCTACGGCGGTAGCTATACACCACGTAGAGTCCGTCCGATACAAACTCACCCCACAGAGAGGCGTCCTTGGGGCCACGACCAGACTTGGAGTTGTTGCGGAAGGGCTTGAGTTCTTGGACATACTGGCGGGCTTTCCAGCCAGATGTTACTGTGGACTTCTCTGACATTGTCGTCTCCATCGTTGTTTGTTATCTACCGCCGTAGCCGTTGCCGTTGCCGTTGTCGTAGCCGTAGCCGTAGCCGTAGCCGTAGCCGTAGCCATAGCCGTTGCCGTTGCCGTTGCCGTCGCCGTTGCCGTCGCCGTAGCCGTAGCCGTCGCCGTAGCCGTAGCCATAGCCGTTGCCGTCGCCGTTGCCGTCGCCGTTGCCGTAGCCGTAGCCGTAGCCGTCGCCGTCGCCGTAGCCGTAGCCGTAGCCGTAGCCGTCGCCGTCGCCGTAGCCGTTGTCTGTAAAGATAACAGCGTGAGTCAGACGCAGTTGCCACAGCGCGGTCATTTTATAGACCAAGCCGAGCAAGGGATGGCGAACACGAACGCCGATCTGGGCAGGATCACAGTCGCGGCAGTGTCGGTAAGCGTATCTTTGCGGGGGCCGGTGACAAGTTGAGCCAACCCTTTATCCGTGCCCCAAACCCGTATGATACGGGCATCGACCAGTGTGAGGTGATCATCAGCCTCTATGACCTGTGGGGTATACCACACAAATCCGTTGGTTCCGACGATGATCGCCGCAGTGTTAATATCCATCATTGACTTCACTCCCGAGGTGGCTGCCTCATCAGCAGTAGAGAACCACTCTACTGGACGCCCTTGGTGCGGGCGTTTCGGCTTAGACCAACCAGACAGTGCGGAGATGGCGAAGCGCATTATCACAGGGTTCTGTAAAGTAATCTGCGGCAT